TATTAAATGGATGTGTAGGTCTTATATTATATCCTACTTGATAATTAAATGCATCTAATAAATTACACCAATAATGTTCTTGTGAAGATAAATGGTCTAAACAACATTCTTCTAAAATTTCAAAAACAAAGTTATCTTCCCCATATTTGTTCCAAGCACGTTGTAAATGCTCATTTATATGAGTATTGTTTTTTAAAGTGTATTTATGTTTACTTATTCTATAATAAAAATTGTTAGTTTTTCCTACATATATTTTATTATTAACAATATTAGTGATTGTATAGATGCAACTTATCATATATATTTTATTTTATCCTTTTCAAACATATCAAGAGCACTTTTTAACCACTTACGTTCTACAGGTTCATCTGAACATATAATATATATATGAGATTTTTTATCTTGATTATCATATTCCATTGCTGTACAACGCATTATCTTTTGTGCTAGATTCTCACCGTTGCTATCAAAATAGTTGATAATCACACGGTTGAGGGGCTTATAAGTTACACCAGTATTTCCAATCTTTACAACAGCTAGGTGATTACCCTCACCATTAGCAAAGTTTTCAAACACATCCTTTTCTCCTGCTTTGCTATGATAGACAGGAATTCCTAATTCATCAGCTATCTTGGTTAATCCACAGAATACTAGTATACGCTCATCTTTATGAGCTGCTAATAGCTCTCTGGTCTTTTCCATCTTAGCAATGCTATTCTGAATAATCCTCATTCTAGCTAGACGTAAGAACATTGTGCTCTTATTCTGTCTCTCTAGCTGATCAATTACCCATGCATAGCTATCAAACTGCTTCTTTTCAGTACGCTTTTTACCTTTATAATCATTAAGACGTTTGTTATCTAGAGGTACAGATACCACAGTGATTTCATAATCTGTAATAACACCTTCTTCAATAGCTTGTTCTATTGTATAGGTAGCTAATACATTCAGCTGAAGCTCACTTCTAAGAGTTATTTCTGTATGTTTAGACAATGTACCTGTAAGACCAAGCATACTTATACATTTAAGCTCCTTTACAGCCTCTATTTGTGCTTCAGAGAGTAAATGTACCTCATCTAATATTACTAGGTCAAAATGGGTGTCTGTATGCTTTTTGATAGATAGATGCGTGGTGTATGTAATATTTGTGTTCTTATACTTCCTACTCTTAAAATCTGTTTCCCAAGAGTCTTTAATCTTTAAATCTGGATAGGCTATTAGTATATTAATGTTCTTGTCTAGCTTCTCCAGAATATTGATTGTTGTATATATCTTACCAAACCTAGGACACAGATTAAGAATACCAAATTCTCCATGTTCTAGAAATACATCAGCAAACTCTTGCTGTCTCTGGTCTCTAAGAGAACCAGTCTTTAACTTTGGAGACTTTGTTTTCATTTGATATAATTGTTGTAAATGACCAAAATAACCATTCAATACTGATAGCTAAGTATTCATCATCCTTATCTATACGATTGTTCACTATACTAATTGTAGGAAGTATTACCACTTGCCAAAATACATCCTTACCTGAGGGCAGTGTATTATATGTTGTTGCTTTTATCATCTATTTAAGAAATAAGTTTTGTTAATAATAGATTCATAATCACTGTCTAACATGTCTTTTTGCCTAGGTAGTTCTTTAAACATACCCACTTGTCCTAAAAATCCTAATCCTATCCTTACATCATCTTCTCCATAGCTATTTTTTATTAACCTAAGACTTCTGAAATACTTAGCACCATATTGATCTCTAAGTTTTTCTAATGCATATCCAGAAGGATCTGCCACCTTATATCTCATTGGATCAAACAATGCTAGAACAACATCAGCATCATTTTGTGTTTGTGAGCTATCAGCAAAATCTTCTAGCTGTGGCTCAACATCACCATTCTTGATTCTCATGGGATTGGAAATATCTCTATTGAACTGACTAACTACCACTGGGGAATATCCATAGAAATCTCTAGCATATCTGAGCTCATCACTCATCTTATCAATAGCCTGCTTCTTTGTAGGTTGTGCTTGAGTGGTTTTTAATAAACCTATATGATCTATTATAACCATAGTGATTTCATTCTCATCATTAGGAATATATTTCTTATTATATTCATCTTCTTGAATGATTTCACCACGTTGTAATGCATAAGCTTTTAACTCTTTAGCAATACCTACAGGATTCTCTGGTCCATCAATAATGGTGATGATCTCTTTCATCTGCTCCATGTAATCATCATACATTAGAAAAAGATCATGTTCATCATGGGTCATTTTCTCTGTCCAACCTAATAGTTTGTTAACAGAAATAATCATTCCATGGTCTAAAAACATCTTTCTACTAATCCATTTAGCTAGTTTATATGTCTTACTTCTCTCCATAGATCTATACCATATCTTGAGCTTAATGTTTGTTTTATTCTCTTTAGATATATACCAATCAAATGGATTGAGCACATAAGCATCATCAATGAAACTAGTCTTACCAGATCCTGTTAAACCACCAACGAGAGTGTAGATACTCTTTCTAATACCAATATACCTATTGAGTCTATTAAACCCCATAGGGATACCATTATTTCTACCATCCAATCCTTTTTGTACTTCTCTTTTAAGATCTTCAAAACTCATATGTCTGTTGCTCCTTTTATAACTGGTTCTTCAATTATGGTTTTACCTTCTCTAATAAGTTCAATAAATGGTTCAAAGCTTCTCTGTGTTAGATATGTTACAGTGCCCTGCATAAATGCAAGTCTATTTGTGCCTGTTTTAACAGAATTCTCTTTCTTCTGTAGCACTTCATATTCTAATGCAGCTATCAGTTCATCTATAGTGTACTCATTTTCAGCAAGAATTTTATCTAGTTTAGCTTGGCATTCGTCCTTCTGAACTCTTAAAGTTCTGCCTCCTGTAAAATTCTTGCCTTTATAAGTGAATATATCTGTACCTGGATAGGTTTTCCACCATCTATCAAACTCTGCAAATGTTTGTGTCTTCTTGATAATCTTACTAGTTTTAGCTCTTGAGAATCTTACTAGTTTTAGCTCTTGAGTCCATAAATTCCAAAAGCTTCTTACCAATAACTGTCACCTTGTAGTTGTCTGAAACCAATCCCTTTCTATATATTGTTTGACATAGAGCCTGAAGCTTGGGAGTGGATTCACACAATAATTTTACATTATAATCTTCATCAGCCAATTTAAGGAGAAACACCATATCTAATGTAAAGCCTTCTTTAAGAAGCTCCTCAAAATGGTAAGCTGTCACCTTTATATTCATATTCTTTCTTTAAGATGTTATACTTATCAACTACTATTATTTCAGCAGGAAGTCTCTCAACCTCTTGCTCCATAAGGATCTTAGCCTCTAGCAAATATACAGCATCTTTTCTAAATTCATGTTCCCAATCAAGATTTATTTGTAGATCTTTCATTTTTATATCCTTTATTATCCCAAAAATAATCACATGTCACTTCTTCCCCATCCTTTTTAATTCTATTAAATGGTGGGTTAACAAAAAATGATTGACCAAATTCATCAGGTTTTGCTGTATATCTATGACAATTGTTCTTTAATGGACAATCATAAGCTCCTATAGAGCCTTTACAACAAGTTATATCTGGCATATTATTTAATTTATTCAGCAGCCCAACCAAAGAATATATATCTACCTGGTTGTTCTGATGTAGATTTCTTATAATCAACTGTTGCCACTGTTGAATCAACATCAACTAACACTTTCCTCATTACGATTCTAGTTTTCTTTTGATGTTTCTCTGTGTATGCTCTAGCAGATCTAATAGCACCTGTTTTATCAGGATGTGAAGCAATCATTTCACCTTCATAATAAGTTTCCACTTGATATTTAAGTACCCATTTCTTGGTACCAGGAGTGACAATATTATTTACAGTGGTTTTAATCTTATTAGTGTTCTCCTTAGGTGGTTGTATACAAATAGCAGCACATTGTCTTTTATTAAGCACTTCCACTTGATCACTTATAAATACATCTAAAGATTTACCACTAGATTTAAACTTAGATGTAAGATCTAACACTTTAAATGATTGTGTAGTGCTGATTGTACCATTGTATGGATCATCTCCTGATTCTATTGTTGCAGCTTCACATATTGCATTATATGTACTGTTTAAGGATCTACCAGATCCTGTTATCTCAAACCAACTTGCTCCCATAATTTTGATGTTTTAGGTGAAATAAATATTAAAAACGTTTGTGAAATAATCATATCTATCTGATGATGTTGTATTTATATCATCTATAAATGCATCAAATACATGATCATCTATCTTAATATCCCATTGTAACATTAGGGCTTTCCACATAACAAAGAAATCTGTCATGTCTAAGTCTG